CAACAGCAGCAGCAACAGCAACTGAGCGTGTATATTATGCACGTCGTGTTCTTTCTGTACAACAGTCACAGTTCTCTTTGGCTCGTAACGCAGCATCAACATTCCCAGTAACATTCCGTTTGCTTCCATCAGGTGACTCAGCACACGAAAAGAAGGAATATGGTTTTATTGTAGACCGTGTTCTAACAGCATAATTAATATAATTAATTAATAGATGCCCCCTAAGAAATTAGGGGGTTTCTTATTGCTCTTATATTTTGCATATGATACAATAATTAAGACAGAATCCTAGGAGGATTAAATTGGCAACTACAGTATATGATGTTGAAGAAATTCAACTACAAAATGGCGCAACAGTTAAACTCAAGCCTTTAACAATTAAAGAGCTTCGTGAGTTTATGAAGGTCATTCAAAGAACACAAGAAGTAACATCAGAAGATGAGACATTAACAATTCTTATTGAGGCATGTGGAGTGGCATTAAAGAAGCAACTTCCAGACCTAGTAGCAGATAAAGACGCATTTGAAGATACACTTGACGTTCCAACTATCAATCGCATTCTAGAAGTTTGCGGAGGAATTAAGATGGACGACCCAAACCTACTAGCGGCAGCAGTACTGGCTGGTCAGAACTAGATCTAGCCGCTTTAGAAGGGGAAGTTTTTCTTCTTGGTAATTGGATAAATTACGAACAACTAGAAGATAATCTTTCAATGCCAGAGTTAATCCAGACTTTTAAATCAATGCAAAAGTCTGAGTCGGAGAAAAGAAAATTCTTAGCTTCAATTCAGGGTGTAGATTTAAATGAAAGCAGTAATGAAAATGAGGAGGGATCATCCTTCGAAGATGTTAGAAGAAGAGCACTTGGTATAAATGCATCAGCAGATGATGTAGTTTCACTACAAGGTTCATTCGCCAGCGAAGCTGGTTTTGGCATCGGAGCGGGATTAGGATACTCTATAGAGTAACATAAGTATATGGCAGATAATTTAATCACGACCAATATTACCGCCCACGCAGACTTTACGAGTTTAAGAACTCAACTAGCTGCGGTTACTGCCCAACTCGTAAAATTACAAGAAACAACAGCGGGAACTAACGCTAAGCTTGCAAATCAAATTGCAGTAATGAACAAGTCGTTTGCAGAAACGATGCGTTCAACTGGTCAGTTCTCTTCACACTTTGTATCACTATCTTCAGACGTAGACAAGTTCGGTAAGAACTTAGATAGAGGCCGTTTAAAGCTCAACGATTATTATAATGCTTGGAACGGCCATACAAAAAAGACTAGCAATTTAATTAAAGATCTTGCAAAACAGCAGGTAATGCTGCAGCAAGCAATAGTTCAACCTGTTGGTAAAAATGCACAGGGCTTAATGCAGTATAACGTAATGGTTGCTAAAGGCCTTGATGAAGTAAAGAATAAGATGGCTCTTGCTCGTCAAGAAGCAGCAATCATGAATAAGGTTATGCTTGATGGATCTAATCAACTTATTAACTGGGGAAAAAATACTCAATGGGCTGGTCGTCAATTAACAGTTGGTTTAACAGTTCCTCTTGCTGCATTTGGAGCTGCAGCGCAAAAAGCATTTAGAGAAGCAGATGCAGAACTTGTAAGACTCACAAAAGTTTATGGTGGGCTTGCAGCCACATCAGCAGCAGATTTAGCTCAAATTAGAAAAGATGTAAGTTCAACAGCAAAAGAAATTGCTGGAGCATACGGTGTTGCTTATAAAGATACAATTTCATTGGCAGCAGATCTTGCAGCAACTGGTAAAACAGGAAATGATCTTTTGCAAGCAACACAACAAACAACTAGACTTGCAGTACTTGGAGAAGTTGATAGACAAGATGCAATGAAAGCAACTCTTGCTATTCAAAATGCATTTAAGCAAAATACAGATGAATTAACACAATCAATTGATTTTCTTAACGCAGTTGAAAACCAAACGTCAACAAGCCTTGCAGATTTAACTGAAGCTATTCCAAAAGCAGGTCCAGTAATTAAAGCATTGGGCGGAAGCGTAAAAGATTTAGCTCTATACCTTACAGCAATGAAAGAAGGTGGAGTAAATGCTGCCGAAGGTGCTAATGCAATCAAGTCAGCAATGGCATCTCTTATTAACCCAACTAAAGTTGCAACAGAAATGTTTGCAGGATTTGGAATTGATTTAAAAAGTATTGTTACAAAAGATGCAGGCAATCTAACACAAACTATATTAGATTTACAAGCTGCATTGGATGGCCTAAATCCATTAGATAAATCAAGAGCAATTGAGCAACTATTTGGAAAATTCCAGTTTGCAAGAATGTCTGCTTTGTTTGAAAACTTAGGAAAATCTGGATCTCAAACACTTCAAGTTATGGATTTAATGAAAGCAAGTGCAACTGATCTTGCTAACATATCTTCACGAGAATTAAAGCTTATGACAGAGTCTGCTTCTGGACAATTTAAACGAGCATGGGCTTCAGTACAAGCTGATTTAGCACAAACTGGAGAACAATTTTTAAAGATAAGCACTAAAGTATTGAAGGTCGTAGATTCTATAATTAAATTCTTCCAGCATTTGCCTGGACCAGTTAAAACATTTTTAAATGCTATTGGAGGACTTACAGCAGTAGCAGGCCCACTCATTATGATGGCTGGTGTAATGGGTAACTTTATTGGATATGTTGTAAAAGGAATATTCCATCTAAGACAGCTTGCAAAAGGTGGACAGGGATTTAAACTTCTTACTCCAGAAATTATGGCTGCAGAAGCTGCAGCAAAGGGATTAGCTACATCATTTTATTCAGATACAGAAGCAACAACTATTTTAACAAATGCAGTAAATACACTTGCAGCATCATTTGATACACTTGTATTAAAAGCAGATGCAGCAAAGGTTGCAGTTCAACCAGCAATATCCACAGTTGCAGGCGGAGTTATTGCAGCAGGAGCTTCAAGCGGACAAAGAATTGTTGATAAGAATAATCCATTAGTTGGAGAACCATATTCAAGAGATATGTCTCATATGATTCCTGCTCAAACACAACAACCAGGAACTATATTTGGAACAGTTCCTGGCGCAGGTCCAGTCAATGTAAGAATTGGTAAAAACCCACAAGCATATATGAATCAAAATATGCCAAAAATTCCTGGTGTAACTTCTATTAATGGAACATCAACTGGAATTGTTGCACAAGAAGCCGCTAAATGGCATGCGATGACAGCAGCAATTGCAATGCAATCAGAAGCAGAACTTAAAGTATTAAAGGCAGAAGTTGCAGCTACTGGAACAGTTACTTCAAGTTTATCTGATTCCTATCAAGCATTACTTCCACAATTTTCAGAAATTACACAAATGGCAGCAGCTGAAACAGAGGCAATTGTTGCCGAACTTCAAGCTAGTAAAATAACTGTAGATCAAGCAAGAGCAAAAGTAATTCAATTAAATGCAACAATTGAAGCAATGCTTGCAGAAACTGCAACAGCAACAGCTACTTCAATGGGTAGAGGTATAAACTTAACAACTGTTCCTTTGACATCACAACCAGTAACTGATCCAGTAAGCGGAAAATCAAATATGAAAGAAATGTTTCATAAAGGAACAACAAAAGACTTAGTAGATAGAATTGCAAGAGCACTTGGAGGAGTTAGAACTTCAGGTGCAGGATATAATATTCAAACAACAAAACCAAAGTTTGCACAAGGTGGTATTGTACCTGGAACAGGTAACACGGATACATATCACACAACTGCAGAACCAGGCGCATTTGTAATTAACAAAAAATCTACAGAAAGAAATATGCCAACAATTAGCAAACTTCTTGGAGGCACTCGAACATTTAGAAATACTGGAGGAGCAGTGCCAGTTGTTTTAACTCCTGGAGAAGCTGTTATTCCAGCAAGCATTGCTCAGCGTAATCCAAATTTGATGATGCAATTAAATGGGGGACCAGGAAACACTAGTGGCATCGGAAGACAAAGAGGTGGAGCTACAAAAGCAGAATTAGATGATGCAGCAAAGAAGCTTCTTGCTAAAGCTCTAAAAGTAGATCAAAGAATGTTTGACTCTCCAAATTGGGAGCAAGAGGTTAGACTAAGACACATCATGCACGATGCTGGAGTATATAACAGCTACGCTGGCTTTGATGAAAAAACAGCAATAGACATGGCTAAACAAGATTATGATACTGCTTGGGAAAAATCAATTAAAAAAGATGGTCACCTAGATATGAAAAAGTGGATGCAAGAAAGAATGCGTATTGCAAAATCTAGAGACGCACAAGTAAGAAGAATGATTAGAATGGAAATTGATGCTAAAGAAGGTTCTCAGGCAGGGACTACTCAGTATAAAGCTTTTCAAAAGTATCGTGGACAAAGCGGTGAAAGATTTAGACCAACAAGTAATCTGATTGGTGAATTTAGAGCAAGAGCTGGCGAATTTGGCGGAGTTAGTTTATTTGACAGCACATCAGATAAACTATTTAAGAATGGTATAGAAGGAACAGTTTCAGAGCATACAGCAAGAAGATCATTATGGAGAGATACCAGAGGCAAAGTATTTAGTCTTGCTGGCAATCTTGGAATGGCTATGCTTGGCGAAAAAGAAATTAATCAACTAACTAATGAGTTAAACAGAGGTACTCGTGGAGTTGTTCCAGATATGCTTACAATGACAAATAAAGGCGTAGATCTAAAAAGAAAATGGAATGCTACAAAAGGAATTGGCACAAATAAAAAAGAAGCTCTTGCGTTCTTAAAAAAAGCAATACTTGGAATGGTGGATCGTAGATCAGGATTTAGACCAAACAATACAATATTTGCTCATGCAGCTCTTAACGAAGGCGGTCAAGTTCCAGGAAAGTTTGCTCAGAAGTTATTTGGCGGAGGCAAGGCTATGTTCCTTGGAATGCCTAAAACAATCAAACAGGTTGAGCAGCAAAGAGCTCTTAAAACAGCAATGGAAAAAGCAAACCTTGCTGTTAAAGATTCAAGATTTGCAAAGCACCCAGTAATCGAATATGGAGATTTGTTAGAACCAACATCTGGAAGAAGTTTCCCAGTTCCTGGAATTGGTGGGGTATATGCAAAAAATGGCGAAAAAGTTTTTGTTAAACCAATGCTTGATGAAAAAGCAGCGCTAGCAGAAATGAGAGCAACAGAAATTGCTCGTGAAGCGCATGGCTTAAAAGCTCCAAAACAAAAAGTTGTTGTAATGAAAGATCCTACTGATCCAAAGGGACAAAGAAAATTACTTGCCTTAGAATCAGAGTACGATAAATCTTTAGCAGCAACAGATAGCAAATTTACAACAGACGAATATTTTAGACAGTTACTAGCATCTTCTCTAAGAGGAGATAAAGATTTAGGCAAAGGCAATCTTTCTGGAAATATATTGTCAGATGTTGGCACTGCTGGAGTTTTTGCAACAGCATCTGGATTAAGAGATTATTCTGCAACTATGCCCTCCGTCAAAGATCAGGCCATGATAAATCTTCTTGGTATTAAAGGTAGCGGAGCAAAAAAATTCTTTGCCGAAGCCACAACAAATATTCCTGCTGGGATGACGGCAGATCAATATCACACCAGAATGCTTAAAGAAATTGAAATAACTTTACCAAGATTAAAGAAAACAATTGGTGGATTTGATCTTAATCAAGAAGAAAAAGTTATTTACGCAAAGATGATAAAAAGACTTGAAGATGCTCGTAAAGTTAATTGGCAGGAATTGCATGGAGTACACTCAGCTGTAACAAAATCAAAAGAAACTGTATTGACACCTGCTGCACTTGCTAAAATTGCAGCTGCAGAAGAATTAAAAAGAAGACAGTCTGGACATATTGTTAGCCTATCGGATGCTGGATTTAAATCGTCAGCAAATGGATTTGCTATCGGCGGAATGATTGGCAATGTATTAAAAGGCAAAGCAATGCATAGAATCGGTGCAGGATTTGGACCAACAGGTGCACCAAAGCCAAGCATGTATGAGTCAGCGCCATGGGGCGTAAATTCTTTATCTATTGAAATGGCAAATACTTTATTTGCAAATACTGGCTTAAGAAAACATACTCAAAAATTATTTTATGATAAGTTTGCAGCAGCATTAGCAAAAGAAAAACCTTATGGTTATGTTAAAGATGCAAAAGGTTCATTGAAGAATGCATTAGAGCCAGACGTTATGGACTCAGTTATAAGATCAGCAGCATCAGATATGATAGGTGATAGAGCAGTATTAAAACAACTATCTCCAATAGATAAAGAAATATTAAAAACAAAATATTTAAATTGGGAATCTAAAAAAGATACTCCACTAACAGAATCTTTAAAGAAGCTTGTGTTTAATCTTGAAGGAAGAGCTGCAGGCGGACCAGTATCTGCTAATACCCCATACATGGTTGGAGAAAAGGGACCAGAATTATTTGTTCCAAGAAATTCTGGAGGCATAATTCCGAATCATTATGGAATAGGTGGAATGATTGGTCCAATGGTTGCAGCAATGGTTGCACAAATGCTTGGTGCAAAAATGGGTGGCATGGGTGGAACTGCACTTTCAACATTAGGAGGAATACTTCCTTTTATGGCGATGGGCGCAGGTGCAGGGCAACCAAAAATGGCGCCAAATAGATCTGCATGGATTCCACCAGAGGACAGATCTCCAGACTGGAATGTACCAAAACAACCAGAACCAGGTTTTCTTGCAAGCAGATCTTCAATAGTTGCAAAAATGGATTTAGGAAAACAGGTAGGCCCAGCAGTAAAACTTACTAAGGCCCTAGAAGGCGGAGCTGCAGGTGGAGGCAAATTTGCAACCATGCTTGGTAGAGTTGCATTGATGGGCACTAGAGCAAATATAGGTTTAGCTGTTGTATCAACCGCAGTAATGTTAGGAATAAAAAGATGGAAAGATCATAATGAACATCTTAGAATTGGAATGCTTCAATATGGGTTAACAGCTGAAGCAGCTGCAAAAGCTGGACTTAAATTTACTAACTACAATCAAAAGCTAGCAGATACCGTTTCTAATATAAAAGCTTTAAGAGAACGAAATCAGCTTCTTTATGAGAGCATGCAAGATGCTGGAACTCCAATATCAATGACAATTGAGCAATATAAAAAACTTAGAAAAGAAGTAAAAGATACTTACGGAGATCAAATTAAACTTATCAATCAAACAAAAGGTGATAAGAATACAAAGAAGCTTGCCGAAGACTTAAAAATTCAATTAATGGCAGCAGGCCTATCTGCAGAAGATGCGACAAAGAAAATTTGGGCAATGTTTAAAATGTCTAATAAAGCAAAAGATGCTGCTTCATTTACTTTAGGAAATTCAGCATTTAATAAAATTCAAACAAAACAAGATGCTGCTGCTCAAGCAGTTGGTAGGTATAAATCAGCAGCAAAAGAAGGCGGACGTGAAGGCGCAGGAGCAGTAAATACTGGACTAATGGCTATAGATACTGGTATTCAAGATATGATTGAAAAAAGCAAAAAAGCCGCTGCTGCTGATAAATCTGGCAACACAAAAGTGTTAACAGAATATCAGGCTCAGGAAAAAATGCTTCAAAGATTAAATAATCTTGAGGCTTCAAAAACTGTATTAACAAAAGCAACTATTGATGAAATGGTTAAACAAAACCCAGAGCTTAAAAAAATAATTAACCCTATGGATACTGTAGTCAGCTTGTGGGGTAAAATGAATCTTGCCGCTAAAGGATTTACTGGAGATTTATCAAAACTAGGAGCCGAAGCGGTTGCAACATTATCTAAAGTTGCAGATGCCATATCTGCAGCAACAATTGATGCAAATAAAACTGGCCTCTTAAAAAATCAATACGCAATGCTAGATAAATTAACAGCTCAGCAAAAAGCTTTAATGAAAGCAGTAAAAGGTCAAACTGTTGCACAACAAATAAGTACTCGTGAACAATTAAAGAATTTGCAAAAACAAATAGATGCAAATAACAAATTAGCAGATGCTCGTAAAAAAGCACTTGAAGAAAAGAAAAATAGCGAAGATGCTGGCAGAGCAATTGAATCTAAAAAAATTGAACTTCAAAATGCAGAAGCTACTGGAAATACTGCTGGTGCACAGCAAGCTAGATTAGATTTAGAAGGTTTAATAAAAGCACAGCAATATGATGCACAAATAAAAGCAATTGATAAAGCAACAGAAGCTGCAAATAAACCACTTCAAGATAAAATTAATGCAATTAATGACGGTCAGCAGAAGATGTCTGATCAAGCAGCACTTGCTGGAGAATCTCTTGGCAAGCTTAACGATAAAATTGCAACTCAAAAACAAAAAATTGATGATGTAAATACAGCAATGACAACATTTAGATTAAATGCAGCTGCTGCTGGAAAAACTTTAGAAGAATATGCAAATACAAAAGCTGGAAAACAAGACGCAGCAGCAGTTGTAAATACTGCAAAAAATGCTGGAATTAATGTTCCTTCAAGTTCAGGTGGACATTACGAAGGAGGCACCTATGTTCCAGATAAAAAGAGTGTTACAGCACAAGCATTAGATATAGTAGGAACAACAAATGATGCTGTTGCTAAAGGACTTGCTGCAAAAGGTATTGAGGTTAAAGGCGACATTTATATTAATGGTAAAAAAGCAGATGTTTCTGCTTTAACTGGAGCACAAACATTTAATGGAAAAGTTGGAACTAATACGGTAGGACGTGGCAACAGCGCTGTTACAACTTCAACTGTAAGTGCAATGGATTTATACAATCAAGGAATATCAACACAAATTGGATCGACATTTAAAGTTGGAAATAAATTATATAAAATTACTGGCGCTGATAGTTCAAGTCGTAATTTAATAGTTCAAGCTCAAAAAGCTGGTTATGGAACAATGAAACTTGATCCAAAGGTTCCTACAATTGTTGGAGATCGTGGTCCAGAAATGGCATTTGGAGGAATGGTTATTCCAAACATGGCTAAAATTCCATATGCTTCACCAAGATATGATGTTAATCAAGCAGCAAAAATGTTTGAGCCAATGCGTGATGCAAATGCAGGACAAGGTATAATTAATTATACACAACATATCCATGCTTCCCCAGGAATGAATGAAGCTCAATTAATAACTAAAGCAAAGGTTGCTGCAGTTGAATTTTTGCAGGCTACATTAAAGCAAAATGAAAAAATGGTAGGAGTAAAGAGAACATAATGGCACTAACTTTACCAGTAGGCTCACTACTATTTATAGACACAGGCACAAATGCAGTTACTCCCACCTGGACCAAGTTGTCTGAGCATAATAGACAGCCAGTATCAATAGATACAAATAGAATTGAAAGATCAGAGCGCATGGCTAATGGCACAATGCGTAAAATATTTATTGCAGATAAGTCATCAATCCAAGTTTCATGGAACATGCTTCCGTCTACAGATACAATGACAGTAGATGGTGGATATGGAGCAGAACAAATTAGAACATTTTATAAAGGCAAAGGTGCGGGTGCGTTTAAATTAAAAATATCTTATAACGGAGTTTCTGAAAGAGATGAAATAATTTCTGTAATGATAACAAATTGCAGCTTTACTGTTAATAAGAGAAATGTCAAAATGATAAGCGGAGTAGATCCACAAGAATTTTGGGATGTAAGTCTAACACTGGAACAAGTATAATGTTAAGTGCATCAACAGACGTATTAGATCAAATTAAAAAGTCTTCAACCATATCAATGTCCCCAGGTCTTTGGGCAGAATATAATATGAATGATTTAATAACTGGAGTCACTGCTACCAATTTAGGTGGGGAAACAGTAACATTAAAAGATGCTGCTGGTGTAGAGTATAAACCATTTTTAAAGTTATTTCCGCTAGCTAGTATAATAAGTCCCAAAAGACCATCATCTGCTGGAATAAAATATTTTATATCTAATAAAACAAGTGATACTGGAATTACATATAACGTCCTTTTGCCGTACAATACTTTAATTAAAGAGCCATATAGAATGTACTATGCTGGATCAAAAAATAAATATCAATATTGGGTAACGCCAAAATCAAGCGGAACCTCTTTATCAAACTGCAAACTAACTGTTGCGTATCCTTCTGGAAAAAATGCGGTAGCAAATAAAATAGCCATTAAATTTGAAACTTCATATGGGATACGAAGCCTAGTCTCAGACAATGGTACATCAAAAGTATGGTCAGATATGATTTATGTAAAACCAGTAACATGGACAGTAAAAATTACAAAAGGTGCAACAACTACAACAATTTTAACTAATGGAAATGTTGATTCAAATGGTGTTGTTAATTTATATTGGAATGGAACAGCATGGTCTACTACGGAATGGGGCACCTCACCAGCAGCGCCCGTAGACATAGATTCAATAATAGTTGAAATTAATTCAATTAACGTTGCAGATACTTATCTTGGGGTAATTGAAATATCCGCTAGATATGTAAAAGATTTAACAGATAACTTAATGTCTTTCAGTACTCAAAAAAGAGCATCTGATTCATCCAACGGCCTAACTCCAGTAGGAAATGTAACAGCAAATTCTTTAAATGCAAATTTATTTTTTGAAGATAGATCTGGAATATCATTCGATAAAACATTTTCATTTGATAAAACAAAATCATATTTTTACAACAATGTATTGTTTAAACCATTTTATAATATTAAAAAATCAGACAATACTATAGAAAAAATAAAACAAGGATATTTTTATGCTGACTCTTGGAATGTAGATGAATTTGGTCAAGTTGATTTGCAAGCATTAGACCAAGCACTTCTTTTGCAAAAAATAATAGCACCAGATATTTTAATTAAAAATGCGCCATCGCCAGCTATTATTAAAAGACTATTAGACGGAATAGGATTTACAAATTATAATTTTAATATGTCTCCTGATGGCAAAGACAAATCTGCTATAACCCCATACTACTGGTACACGGACGATACAAAAACTGTTTGGGAATGTATTCAAGATCTATGTAAAGACACACAAATGGTTGCAACATTTGATGAGGATAACATTTTACAATTTTATACTAGAGAATGGATATATAATAAAAATAAAACAAAGTCATTTACATTTAGATATAATCCATTAAAATCAGGCGATACAATTTTAGAAGAATCAAATATTATATCTATGTCTAAAGAAGACCTGCCATCGGTTCAAGGTGTAAAAATTTTGTACAGACCACAGATGAGTTCATCTTACAATGCGGGTGCAGATTTGTTATGGCAATCACCAGTGTACTCACTTGGTGCTGGTGCACTTGTTAGCAATCTCCCAGCATCTTCCCTTGCTGGATCTTCTTTATGGATCAATTTAATAACAACAATGGACGGATTAGATTTAAGAGCTTTAAATAAAACTGGATATCTTGTATTAAATGATGAGGTAATAGAGTATGATGCAATAAGATATTCGTACACAGACCTTGCTGGCGCACCACAAAGTCAATGGATAGAGTCAGACGTAGATCTGCAAAAATATCAAGCTTTGGGTCAAGTAAATAGCTTTAAGCCAACTGGAGAGTATAGAATTAAAACTAGAGGTGCATTTGGAACACCAGTTTCATCACATAGCATAGATGTATCTAGCTACAAAGCAGACTTTCAAGTTCGGATGCTTACGGAAGCAACACAAACTTCTGGCACACCAGCTATTGATAATTCTAAAATATCTATAGAGGCTTCAGATAGCTTTGGTAAAAATGTTCCAAGATCAATGCTAACTGTATCGCAGCCAGGCACTGTATCTTTAAATAAAAACTATACGGTTGCTACTACGGATGCAAAGTTTATAGACTCATCTACTAAAAATTTTTGCGTAGGAACAAGCTTTTATTTTCCTTTGATCAAAGATTCTGCAGGAAGATTGACTGGAGCTGATCAAGTAATTGGAGGCCTAGCACTTTGTTTGTCAGATAATGGTGCAACTGGATATTATATTGAAATTAAAACCGAGCAGACTACAGCAACTGGAAAATTAACTGATAAAAATATTACACTTTGGAGATTTAAAAAGGGTGCAAAGCCTTATCAAGTTGCCATAACAGATTCTCAAAAAGGAGATACCACAACAGTTACTGGTGTATCTGGAGGACAGCTTTATAATTTAGACGTTAAGGTAAATTACGATACAACAAGAAGAACGTTTAAAATTAATTTTGATAATACTACTATAATAGCTACAGATAATGGTGCAAGCTTTGTTTTGCCAATAACAGAAAAAGTAGGTCTATTCTCACAAAAGGGATCTATTAGTTACGACTACATATATAGTAATGCTATTTCAGAATCTCAATTTGCCTCAACAATAGCATACAATCCTTATAGCGGGATGCTTGGCTCACAGTCATATCTATCACAATCATTTGGAGATTTTGTTTTAACAAAGGGATCAAAGGTTTCAGCACCAACTTTCTTTAAAGAGTTTGGCCCAGTCGCAAGAGAGCTAAAATATATAAATGCCAAATATGCACAAAGACCAGGACAACCAAGATTTGCACAAATAACTTTAAATCCTTTTGTTACCTTGCTTGGGTCATCGACAAATTCCTTTGGCCTAGAGGCATATGTATTAAATAATGCTGGCACGTTTGTCCCCTTGGCTGATGGGCAAACAAGGAGCTTTCAGGTTGTTGGGGATCAAATTGTTGCAACTGATCCATTTGAATATATTGATCCCGAAATAGCAAAACTAAAAGATGTTGAAATTATTGGATTTGATTCTACTTGGATACAAAAAGAAATGGAAGCAAAAGAACTTTCTAGCTGGATGAAGGATCAATGGTCTAAACAACAGACTTCAATAGATATACAGTGCTTCCCAAACCCACTAATTCAAGTTGGAGATATGGTTGAAATATCATATCCATTAAACTCAATATATTCGTCTGATGACACCGTGCCGTCTGGCAAATTTGCTAGCAAATATGTCATATTAGATGTAGGTCATTCTTGGGATAACGGATTAGCAACCTCAGTTAAATGTAGGTCGATTTATACTGGATGAAATGGTAGAATGATAAAATGGCAACTGTAGATAATAATAAGATAAAGTTTAGTGGATTTACTACTAAACAAAAAATTCAGCTACCCGCAGACGACCCTCTTGTAGACATATTAAAAAGTCAGTACTATGATTTAGTTATAACTGCACAGCTAGATGGAAGCGTAATATTAACACTTCCAAACTCTAAGCCCCCAGGCTCTAGCTATGGCGATGGCACATATGGAGTTGACCCTGGCTGGGACCCAGCAGTTGATAATAGACCGTTTCCAACACTATCTGATATTAGTCTAAAAGGAATAGAGATCTATCAAGATTTAAATAAAAACTCAAAGATAAGATTTAAGTTTACAGTAAAAAATAATGCAGGAGATGCCGTTCGTGGCGTTAAAGGAGTTGGTGGGTAATGGAAATTAAAGGAAGCTATACTTTTTATCAAGATGGATTAGAGGTATCAAAAAGCAATAACATATTAACTAAATTTGGAAAAAGGTTTTTAACAAATTATTTAGCAGGAAGCACTTCATTTAATTCTAAAAATATTGTAATTGGAATTGGCGATGCGGAAGCGACAGTTGATGATAATAGACTTGATTTTGAGTTTTATTCTTCCCCAGTAGATATCAGTTCTCCAAACATTGAAACTGATCCAATAACTGGAATTACTACATATTCTGTTATATATAAAACATCTTTACCAAATGATGTTGTTGGTGTAATTAAAGAAGTTGGGCTATTCCCTGCTCAATCATCAACAAAAACAGATTACTCTGATAGATATGTAAGTTCATTTGAAAATGCATTACCTTGGACTGATTCTTCTGGAAATAATCCCACCCTTGTCCTATCACCAACACCACGATTGGGCTCATATTTATTTCAGGTCACAGCTCCAGCAGTTACATCACCAAGCACATATTCAACAAAAGAGTATTCATTTAATACAGATTTTAATTTATCTGGATATAGTATATATGATAGCCTCACACTAGCATTTAGACAGGCAGATACAAATCTTGATTATATTTATTTAAGATTTTATAGTGGCACATCAGATTACTTTGAAGCAAGAATATCTGGAGACGCATCTATAACATCACCAAACAAAATAAAAAGCTTAATGCTTTCAGATTTATTTAACTCTTCATATAAATCTGGAACGCCAGATTCAACATCAATTAATAAAATTCTTGTTGGAGTAAAATCTAAAACAATTTCTGGAACAACAGCATATATGGACGGATTAAAAATTAATGACGAAGATTCATTTGATCCTACATATGGATTGATTAGCAGGTCTGTATTAAATAATCCTATAACAAAATCTTCTGGGTCTCAAATGGACATAGAGTATAAAATTGGATTAAGCTTCTAATGAGACCAGACTATCTAGATTCTGGTGGATATCAGCCTTCTACACAATCTGCAGCGCCAGACCTATCTGCATCGACGGCACAGGCAGCAAATGCAGCAGCATCTGGATCTCAAGATTCTTATGAAGTAATAATTGAAAATATTGATTTAAATTTATACAAAGAATATGGATTTGTATTTTCTTATATATTATCTAATGATGATCCTCAAGATACTACAATTGTAGTTGGCCCACCATCACCAAGATTTGTTGTTACACAAGCTCAGGTTGCTGCAGCAATACCTGATTATACAGAGGCACCAACAAATGTTGTAGTAACAGGCGGAGTGTTATCTTATCAAGTTACATGGGATAAACCTGCATGGACAAACTATACTGATACTATAATTTGGGAAGGAACATCAGATTCTTTTAACGGATCAGAGCCAGTTGTTTGGACTGGAACTGGAACACAGGCAAATATTCTTGCATCTAGCACAGCAGACAGATACATTAAAATATTACACAGAGATAAATTTTTTCATTCTAATACTACTAGTGCAAATAAATTTGTAATCAAAGGCCCGATAAAACCAGTAGACCCAATAGTTGTAGATATAACTGGACCTCCTGCAGTTGGTTCAGCAAGTGTTTCTGGTGGAATCGATCCTACTGCTTATCTTGGATTTAATGGATATGCCAACATAACATGGAGCGCTGTAACTACTGGAGATATTCGTGGGTACAGAATTAGATTTAAACCTACAACTGAATCTATATATTCATATGCAGATTCTCCTGGTACGGGCACATCATATAAACTTGAAGGACTTGCAATTGGAGTTACATATGAATTTGCTGTAGCAACATATGATCAATATAACAATACAACATCTGGATATGTAAGTGGTGGAACTCTTGAGATACCAGGAACACCAGTAATGACTGGATACATATCAGCTGGCGCATTTAAATTTGGAGATGGAGTTGTAAGCGGAAAGCGTGGACTCCTGTTTAACTCTAGCAATTACTGGTATATAAATTCAGGTAGCACTGCAGAATTTAAAGTCGGTGGACCAACTAGCAATTATATTAAATGGGATGGCAGTACATTAAATATAGATGGAAACATTGGTGCAACGGGAACTGCAACAATTGGCGGAAACATCAATCTTTCTACATCTGGCGCATCGATTTATAATGGAACAATTAATACTGCAGGCACATTAACTGGAAACGGATTTGCCCTTAATTCAACTGGACTTAAGGTAGCAAATGGAACAAACTCTGTAACGTTAGACGCAACAAGCGGAACAATAACAGCAAATGCTGGTAGTATCGGTAATTGGTCTTTAAGTGGAACTCAGATTTCTAAAAATAATGCTGTGCTTGATAGCTCTGGTTACATACAGCTTGGTAATTCAAATGTTGGAACTATTATAAAAATGTCTTCATCAGAAACAGCATCATCTGATGGTAATATTTATAGAATGTGGATTGGAAGTAATGATCCGACAACAGCACCATTTAGAATTACATCTTCTGGAAAACTTTATGGCACTGGAGTTGTTATAACTGGCAACTCTAGTTTTTCTGGAACAATATCCGTAGGCTCTGCGCTTTCAGATGGCGGAACAATTGGAGATGTTAAACTAACAGCATCTCAAGCCGCTGCTATTGCCAATTCAGCTTCATCAACTGCTTCTTCTGCTTCTGCATCAGCACAGCAGGCTGCAACAGATGCAAATACAGCTAAAGTTTCTGCAGCAGCTGCAAAAGCTATTGCAGATGCAGCTCTTCCACAAACAAGTTTTGATGGTGATGCAATCGCTGCAAAAATTAATAGTCCAACAACAACTACAACAATTGATGGTGGAAGATTAACTACTGGAACAATTAGGTCAAATGCTGTTGTCTCAGATTTTATTTCAGCATTTTCTTTAAACGCAGATAAAATTACAGCTGGAACTTTGACTGGTAGAGATATCGACATTGCTGGTGACTCTTATACAAATAGATTTAAAACTTCTTATAATAGGTACACTTCTGCTTCTGGAATTGGGCCTATATCTTCTTTAGGAATAAATGCAATAGCAATGATTAGTGCTAATACTTCTGGCGTAGTAAGCCACTGGTATCCTTATTTAGATGCGGAATCAGATATTGGAACTACAACCTATAAATGGAGATATATTAGATCTAATAATGGAACTATTCAAACTTCTGATATAAGAAAAAAAACAAATATAACAGATTCAGATCTTGGGTTAAATTTTATAAATTTATTAAGGCCAGTAAAATATAATAATAAATATGACCCACAAATTCCAGAGGTAGATGAAAATAATCAACCTATATTAGATGAAAATGGAAATAGAGTAATCAAGCCTGGTAATGGATACACTGGGTCTAGGTATCATTATGGATTTATAGCTCAAGAAGTAAAATCAACATTAGATCAAATAGGAATTGGTGATACTTTTTCTGGATGGACTCTGGATGATATAAACGATGCAACATCTTATCAAGGACTATCTTATGATAAATTTATTGCCCCTATGGCAAAGGCTATACAAGAACTATCGGATATGATAAAATCATTACAAGAAGAAATAAACACATTGAAGGGTGTATAATGGATAAAGTAGAACTAGTAGTACAAGCATTGCAACAACGTATTGGAGAGATTGTCTCACAATATGAGACACACATTGCAGTTCTTCGTGCAGAAATTACAGAACTAACAAATAAATTAAATTCAGCTGAGAAGGAAGAATAATGGCAGTCAATATAGACCCAGTAGTAATAAATGATGGAGACCCAGTATCTGCTGAAGTCATTCAAAGAATGAATTCAAATATTGCTAAGGTTGCTCTTGGTGAAAAAATTAATGTAATTAACATTACAAATACAACTGGAACAACTATATTAAAATCAGCAAACACTACAATTCATGGTCAATTTAATGCAACTGCTACACCAAATAGTCCATTAAAAAAGCCAATTGCATATGAAAATGTTACGTTTACCGACATACCCTCAGTAACATTACAAATAGAAAACCCAAATGCAGCTGGAGTAGCACAATTACATGGTGTATATTTAACTGAATCAACAAAAACAGGTTTCTCCATTATATTAATTGCCTCAGCCTCAGCCAAAAAAGCAGACGGATGTATAATTCGTTGGATAGCAGTAGGAAACGTAGACAATAATACACAGGCTTAAATAACCTATTGACAAGTCATACCAATATGTTACAATTACTGTAACATCAAAGTCACGTACCCGTGACTTTTTTACATATTAAGGTAGATAATGAGTAACGATTTAAAGTGGATGATTTCATCCGACCAGCAGTTCCCATATCAGGATGACAAAATGATTGCACTTTGGTTTAAAGTCATGAAATGGTTTAAGCCTGATGTCGTTGACTACCTTGGTGACACAGATGATCAAGCATGCTATAGCAAATATACTGAGGGCCGCTCAGCGGAATTTTTAAATCTTCATAAGACTGATAGTAGAGATCTTATTGTTCCAATGATGCGTCATGAAGCAAAGGGCGCAAGAGATTTTTATGCAAAGACTAGAGACATGCTGCCAGACGCACAACTATTTTCAGCACTTGGAAACCATGATGTTAGAATTTTTAATTATGTAGATGCAAAACTTCCTGACTATATTAATGAGGTTACACCAGAAGCTTTGTGGGGACTTGATTCATTGGGGTACGAATATATTCATTATAATGAATTGCCTAAGCGTCGCTTTGGAGATATCCATGTTCACCATGGACTTTCAATTGCAGCAACTGGATCTGTTCGAAAAGATATGGAAGACCTTCAGATTTCATTAATTAGAGGACACTCACACAGAATTGCATCGCATTTAGTTACATATGAATTAAGAAATAATGGCGAGGGTGAAACTATTCGTGGCTATGAGCTTGGACACATGTGTGATGAAAAGGGTCCAGGAATGAAGTATATGCAACATCATGATTGGCAAAAAGGATTTGCAATTGCTCACATTGTTAATGACTATCCTCATATTCAGATGATCCATGTAGCACCTGACTATTCATGTGTCGTTGACGGGAAGTTGTTTACACTATAATGTGGTGCGGAAAATGTAAAGGACGAGTTTTTGTAGACAGAGTATTTTCACAAAAACTACATATGGAATTATTTTGTATCATGTGCGGCAAACGCTGGATGTGCAATAAAGAAACGAGTGCTTTCGGAAAATGGCTGGAATCAAAAGAAACGGCAAATCAAAAAGCTTACGGTATTTCTTCTTAAACGATAAGATACATAAAGTTTTAAAGTCATCCAGATCAAAAGATGAAATGATTGCTTGGTGCTACCCAGACAAAAAAAGAGTAATGTATTCCTATTCACAAGTTAAAAAGAATATGGAAACAGCCTATACTGTTGTAGAAGTTGCCTCTATGCTTAACAAGCATAGGGTAACTATACAAGAATATATATTAAATGAGAAGGTTGCTACCCCTCAAAAAATATATCCAATTGGACAACCAGATAGTGAAAATTGGTCTCAATATATGTTTAATCAAAAAAACATATTAGATATACACCAACATATATTAGACTCAGGGCACTCAAAAGAAATTCCTTCAAAAGCTGAAATACAAGCCCTTCTCAAAAACAATTTAGTATTGTATACTAAGACAGAAGACGGCAAGTTTGTTCCAGTATGGAAGGCGGAATAATGGAAAAAAGTAGAGTTGTTACTTGCGACATTTGTAAAAGAGATATAGAAGTTCGTTGGGGCATATTTGCTAGCGATACACTTAATAGGCACAAGAAGGCGGAACATAAATGACAACGAGAGTAAAGGTCGATCTTTCATTTACTAGAAATCTTGGTAACTATGAGAGCATTAAAATTGGCGTGGGAATTGAAGATGATGTGAGGCAGGGAGAGACAGTTGATGCAGCCACAGAGAGAGTGTATACTTTTGTTGAGAATAAGCTAATTCAAAAAACAGAAGAGGTCGAGGAAGAACTAAAGCGTGGCAAATAATAAAGAGCCGTACATCCTACTCAGCCTATTTCAAAATTTGTATAAAGAGAAGTATGGTAAAGAAGCATCTATTAATAAATTTCGTGAGAAGTGGGCTATGCAAGATGTCATTGATAGTGTAGGATTTAACCGTGCAAAAGAGTTATTGGAATACTATTTTCATTTAACAAAGCACGGCCATACGATACAGTTTTTTCTGTATAACTTTGATAAAATGGATACGGTAAGGACTGAGATTGAAAAGGATAAAGAAAAGCGTCGTTTGTTACTAGAAGAAACAAAGAAGATGGTTGAACAAGGCGGAGTAGAGTGAATACAGAAGCGGAACTAATCTCAGCGGTATGTAAAAATAAGGATATAAGCACACTACTTGCAGACAATGTTGATGATCTATTCACCTCACACAAAGATATTTGGGATGGCCTTAAGTCATATTACTATAAGTTTAAAGCAGTCCCAGAGGCTGGAATCCTTCAAGAAAAGTTTAAAGACTTTGAGCCAGTAGACGTAAAAGGTCAGACAGGATATTATTTAGATACTCTTAAGAATGAATTTATTTCTAATAAACTTAAGACTATTATTCTTCGTGCAGGATCATCTCTTAAAGAAGACGCTGCTTCAAGAGTTCTTGAAAACATGCAGTCACAATTGGCTGGGCTTAGTAGGTTTACAAACAATGTTCGAGATTTAGATATTACAGATGCAGATGCAGCAATTAGATATATGGAGTTGTTAAAGGTACGCTCTGCAGAAATGGGCGGTTCTCCAGGCATCAAGACTGGTTTTGAAGCTATAGATTTAGCATACCCAACAGGTATGGCTCCAGGACACCTTATCGTCGCTATCGGCTGGCCAGGGCGTGGGAAGACATGGTTTACATCATATCTTGCATGTAAAGCTTGGGAGCAAGGATTTAAGCCAATGATTGTATCCCTTGAAATGTCGCCAGAGAATATGCGTGATCGTATTTATACAATGCTCGGATCTGGTTTATTTAAGGCATCTGATTTTTCAAAGGGTGATATTAATATTGATAATTTCCGATCATGGTCCTCAAAGAAATTTGCAGACAAGAATAGCTTTATTCTTATTTCAAATGAAGGAAATACAGAAGTAACACCAGCAACTATTCAAGGTAAGATTGACCAGCATAAACCAGACCTAGTTATTCTTGACTATCATCAGCTATTTAATGATAACAAGCGAAGTAATTCTGAAGTTGAAAGAAACCGAAATGTTTCTCGTGAATTTAAGATGCTTGCAGTGTCAAACAATATTCCTATTATTGACATTACCGCAGCGACAGCAGATGATGTTTCAGACCAGGACAATCCACCAATGATGTCTCAGGTAGCATGGTCAAAGGCTATTGAGTACGATGCTGATATGGCTATGGCTGTACACAGATATCCAGGAACTAACATGATTGAGATTGTCTCACGCAAGAATCGACATGGACATGAATTTGGTTTATACTTAGATTGGGATATCAACAGGGGTATCGTCAAAGAGATTTATGAGAATCCATTCCAGAATAATGAATCACAAGCCGATAAAAAGATTTCAGGTTAGAGTTGAATTTCTAGACGACTCTGATATGGTTCGCATTAAGCATCAATATGAAAGTATGCTTACTCACCAAATGAGAGATAGAGGGTATCTAAGGGTACTTGACATAGACACTAACTTTTCGGTAGAATTTGACGGTACAACATGGATGTTCTTAATGACACTCTATGGAACTTATGTAGGAAAGAAGACGGCATGGCAGCACGAAGCAATTACGCAAGGAAAGCTGATACCACGCAATACTCTAAACAGCATATAAAGGCAATTGTAAAAAGCCTTGGCTTACAGGTAGCTGGTGAAACAGATATAGAGATTTCTTTCTACTGCCCATTTCATTCCAATAGACATAGCGCAAGCTGTAGCATAAGCAAAACAACTGGAGCATGGCTGTGTTTTAATCCAGCGTGTGGTGAAACTGGATCACTAATAGAATTAGTTAAAAGAGTTTTGCATAAGAACGATTTTGAAGCAATGAGATATGTCTATTCAAAAGAAGCCGAAACACTAGAAAACTTTGATGAACTATTGACGGATATGCTAGAAGACAAGCCAGATTTTGTAGAATTCCCAGAAGAAATATTAAAGAATTTGTACAACGACTTAGTTGCAAGTACAGAAGCACAGAACTATTTTAAATCTAGAGGTATTGATATGTCTTCAATGGCTCATTTCTCTTTAGGCTATTCTCCAAAGCAGGACATGGTTACAGTTCCAGTGCATAGTCCAGATGGGATGGCAGTTGGAATTGTTGGTCGTTCTATTTCAGAAAAGAAATTTAAGAACAGCACTAATTTACCAAGAAGCAAAACTATGTTTAACATTCACCGTGCTAAAAAAATAGGTGATAATGTTATTATTGTAGAGTCTAGTTTTGATGCAATCCGTGTGCATCAGGCTGGATTCCCCAATGTTATTGCAACTCTTGGTGGCCACATATCCACAGAAAACTTGGCATTAATAAATAGATATTTTAATAAGGTTACTTTAATGACCGATGCGGACCACGCTGGGCGTGAGCTTGCTAACAGCATAGCGTCTAGATTAAAAAATAAAGACCTCTTGTGGGCTTCATATGAATATGGTAAGATATATCCACATGATGCAAAAGATGCTGGCGACATGACCGAAGAGGAAATTAAAGCCTGTATTAAAAACGCAGTTTCCAATATTGAATATCAATCTTGGACCCATCAAAAATAATAAACAGATGGATTTATACCATCAACTACAAAGGAGAAATATATGGGAATAGTAAAAGGTCTAAAAGATCTAAATAAGGTTATGGACAAGCCGCAATCAAATGGCGGTGAAGGAACTAAGGGTCGCTGGGTAAAGCTAGAGGATGCAGAAAGCGTAAAGATTCGTTTTTTGCAAGAACTTGATCCAGATTCACCTACTTACAATGAAAAGGCTGGTCTTGGATTTATTGCTGTAGAGCACACTAATCCAAAAGATTATCGCCGTAAAGGTCTTTGCACAATGGAAGACCAAGGCAAATGCTACGGATGTGAGCAACACCGTAAGGATTACAAGGCAGGATGGAAGGGTCGTTCACGACTTTACATTAACGTTCTTGTTGACGATGGCAAGGAAGACCCATACGTGGCTATTCTTTCGCAGGGATCAAGCGGTAAAACAATTACTCCAACATTAATTGAATATGCTGGCGAAATGGGAAGCATCACTAATCTGATGTGGCGTGTTAAGCGTTCTGGAACAAAGACAGACACAAGCTACACAATAATTCCTTTAGCAAAAGATGAGGCACCTTTTGATGCCTCAGCACTAGAATTGTTTGATCTTGAAACATCTGCAGTTCGTGATATGCCTTACACAGAACAAGAAGGTTTCTTCGCTGGAGAGAGCACTCATTCAGACGAGCCTTCAGCTACAAGTAGCAACTTAGACTGGTAAACAATTAAATACCAGGGGCAGTCTATTGACTGCCCCTGTGTTATTTAGTAGAATGCTTATATGAACACGTACGAGATACCAGATCCTTTTGATACTTTTGTGGCGCACAAATATAAAGACTATAAGGGAATGCTGTATGATTTCTTTGCAAGAGAATGGCATTTAAAAGCAGCTTGTTGCGGTGAAGATTTATATGCACCAAATAAAAAAACTATGACTAAGATAAGACTTTATCATACTAGAAATGAATGCTTAGGCGGATATTAATGAATGATTTATTCTGGTATAAGATTAAGCTAAGAGAAGCAGTCTCAACTACCGCTATGGAAAATGGCTGGGATAATGAAAAATGTAAAGAAGTATTTGATAATCTTATGAATCAATATTTAGTATCTAGGGGTTTTAAATGAGCTTTACACACCTACATGTTCACTCCTATTATTCATTAATGGATGGACTAAATTCACCTAAAGAATTATGCCAAGCAGCGTTAGATGCTGGGCAAACTGCGATTGCAATTACAGACCATGGTACTCTCTCGTCACACAGAGATATGCAGATTGCCGCAAAGGAAACTGGCATTAAGCCAATTCTTGGTGTTGAGGCGTACATTTCTCCAACAGATAGATTTGATAGATCTTCTAAAACAGATAAATCTATTCAAGCCTATAACCATATTATTTTGCTAGCAAAAAATAAAAAGGGGTTGGAGAATATAAATATTCTACAAGAGCTTGCTTGGAACGAAGGGTTTTATCATAAGCCACGTATTGATAGAGAGGTTTTAAATGATTATAGCGAAGGTATTATCGTTCTCAGCGGATGTCTTAATGGACTCATTAGTAAGGCTATCGATAAAGGTAACATGGAGGAAGCAGAACTTCTTCTCAAAGGTTTTAAACAAACTTTCGGACAAGATTTTTACGTGGAAGTGCAATCACATAACCCTATGGAGATCAACTCTGCCCTTTTAGAATTAGCAGACAAGCTTGGAATTAAAGCGGTGGCAACAGGAGATGCTCACTTTGCTAAAGAAGAAGATAGAATATTAGAAGAAGCACTACTAATTTTATCGACATCTCCTAAGATAGATAAAGATGCAGACTTTGATATGTCTAGAAATATGAAGGACATGTTAGATAGATTTAATTATCTTTATCCTGACCGTAGAATATCATTCCAAGATATGAATTTATTTATTCAAAGCCGTTCTGAAATAGAAGCAGACTTTAACAAGGTTGGAATTAATCGAACAGACATATATGAGAATACAATGGAAATTGCAGACAAGGTTGGAGAATATGACTTCTATCAGGGTTTAGACCTTCTGCCAGTGCCAAAGACAGACGCCGATGAAAGACTAAGGGAGTTGGCTGAAAGTGGCTTAGAGAGCCTTCAGAAGGCTTCAGACCCCATTTATATTGACAGGCTTAACGAAGAGCTTGGTATTATTGCTAAAAAGAATTTTGCTTCATATTTCCTTGTTGTTGGAGATATGATTAATTGGGCTAAAGAAAATGATATAAGGGTTGGCCCAGGACGTGGTTCTGCGGCTGGATCTTTAGTTTGTTACACATTAGGAATTACAGATGTGGATCCAATTAAATATGATCTTTTGTTTTTTAGATTTATCAATGAAGAAAGAAATGACTTCCCAGATATTGATACGGACTTTGAAGACCGTAGAAGAAAAGAAGTTAAAGATTATTTAAAGAAAAGATTTAAGCATGTTGCCTCTATTTCTACATATACATATTTTAAAGATAAGGGTGTGGTTAGAGATGCAGCACGTGTATTCATGGTGCCATTGCAAGAAGTTAATCGTGCACTTAAATCAGTAGATACTTTTGAAGACTTTATTGATTCCCCAAATACAAAAGAGTTCAGATTAAGATATCCAGAAGTTGTTTGGCTTGCAGATAGGCTTCGTGGAAGAATCAGATCAGTTGGAGTGCATGCTGCTGGTGTTGTTGTTGCAAAAGATGATTTAAGAAAGTTTGCACCAGTCGAGTCTCGTGAAGACTCTCAGGATAAAGTATCAGGTAGAATTCCAGTCGTCGCATACGACATGGATACGGTTGCAGATATAGGTCTTATTAAGCTAGATGCGCTAGGTCTTAAGACTTTATCTGTGATCTCTGATACATTAAAGTCAATTAAAGATAGACACGGAAAGACCATTAATCTTTCTGAGATGCCGCTTGACGATGCAAACGTTTATAAGATGTTGAACGATGGGTACACAAAGGGAGTATTTCAGGCAGAAGCAACTCCATATACAAACCTTTTGATTAAAATGGGTGTAGATAAATTTGAAGATCTAGCAGCATCAAATGCATTGGTTAGACCAGGAGCAATGAATACTGTTGGCGCTGCTTACATTAATCGCAAAAATGGCAACGAAGCAGTAGACTATATGCATACCATTATGAAGCCTTTTACCGAGAATACATATGGTGTTATCATATATCAAGAGCAGGTTATGCAGGCATGTGTACACTTGGGCGGTATGACTTGGGCAGAGGCTGATAAGGTCCGCAAGATTATTGGAAAGAAAAAAGATGCAAAAGAATTCGACCAGTTCAAGGATAAGTTTATTGCTGGGGCTTCAGAACACATTACTAAGAAAAAAGCAGAGGCGCTTTGGCACGACTTTGAAGCGCATGCTGGTTATTCTTTCAACCGCTCCCATGCTGTTGCTTACTCTATGCTTAGTTATTATACTGCTTGGCTTAAGTCCTATTATCCTCTTGAGTTCATGTTTTCAGTTCTTAAAAATGAAAATGATAAAGATGCGAGAACAGAATATTTAATTGAAGCAAAGCGTCTTGGGCTTAAGGTACTCTTGCCACATATTAATGAGTCAAAGGTATACTTTTCACTGCAAGACAACGCTATTAGATTTGGTTTAGCTGAAGTAAAGTTTATTTCAGATAGCATTGCAAATAAAATAATAGAAAGAAGACCATTCAGTGATTATGCTGACTTTATTGAAAAGGCATCAAAGAAAGGTTCTGGCATTAATAGCCGTGCTATTGCTGCTCTTAACTCCATCGGCGGTGCTGCGTTTGCTGACAACAAAAGGCAAGGAAACGAAAAAGACAACTACTACGAATACTTAGGCATTCCAACTTTTAATCTTGAAGGAATTCCTCCAAGGATTAAAGCTCAAGCAAGACCTATTGAAGAGTTTGATGATCTTGGATCATTTGTTATGTTTGGAATGGTTAAGTCCATAAAGCGTGGAAATGGATGGGCTAGAGTAGAGCTAGTTGATGAGACTGGATCTGTTGGGCTGTTTCACACAGAGCAAACACAAATAGAGACTGGACAAATGTATTTTATTTTGGTCGGAGACAATAGAATTTCTAGGTACGTAAAGGTGTCAGACATCAACCCAGACTCAAATGATTTATTTGTAGACTATTTATATAGAAAGCAATATGATCTTGAAGAAGACGAGTATATTGTGGTAAACTTTACCCCATATACAACAAAGGCTGGCAAACAAATGAGTCACATTGTATTGTCAGATAAAGATAAAAAATTAACCAGAGCAATTGCTTTTCCAGCAATGTATAAAATGACCTTAGCAAAAATGCGTGAGGGCATGAAGTGTAGAGTTGCATTATCAAAACTAGATGATGGAACTTTAAATATCAAGGAGATAAAATGACAGAAGAAATTAAAGTAAGCACAGCAGAGGAAGTATTTGGTGCTCTAAGTGTACCAAAAATTCTAATAGCATCGCTTGAAACTCTTGGGACCATAACTGTATCGACAGATTTATTTTTAAATGCTGCTACAGAAGACCAAGAGCTAAAGGTTGATTATAATTCAGATGATCAAACATTTACATTTTCACTAAAAGGAAAAAATGAATCAGGGTTCAATAACGACCAACTCATTGAAAGTTTCGAATAAAGACTTCGAACTAGCAACAGATTACGGGCTTGATGTTCTTTCAGCCTTGCTTCATGAAACTGCTATTGAAAAAGGATTTTGGGATAAACCAAAAAATTTTGATGTATTTGGAAACAAATTAGCATTAGTTCATTCTGAAGTGACTGAAGTTCTTGAAGCAATGAGAAAAAATAAAGGATCAGAAGAAATTGTAGAAGAGATGGTTGATATATTAATTAGAACTCTTGATCTATATGCATCAATGCGTAACGGAGGGTTTGTAGAACACAGCCTAGATGAAGTTTTATTTAACAAAATGGAAAAAAATAAGGTAAGACCAAAGCTTCACGGCAATTTATTTTAATGATATAATTGTATAAAAGAAAGAGAATAAATGACTATAGCAATAGATGATATCTTAGCTGCATTAGATCCAAAAACAAGAGCAAGAGTAAAAGCTGCACAGGATGTAAAAGTTGAAAAGCAAAAGACACCCAGCATAGGTCTTAATATGGCGTTAAAGGGTGGGCTTGGTTATGGTAGACAGGTTCTTGTTTGGGGCAATAAGTCAGCAGGAAAATCTTCTTTTTGTTTACAGATGATAGCACTCGCACAAAAAGAAGGAAAGACATGCGCTTGGATTGATGCTGAAGCCTCATATGATCAGGCTTGGGCAGAGATGTTAGGAGTAGATTCGTCTTCCCTTATCTATTCACCAGCGAAAACAGTTAATGATATGGTTGATGTTGCTACTAAATTAATGGACGCTGGTGTCGATATTATTGTTGTAGATTCTATATCTGCATTGCTGCCAGCTATTTATTTTGAAAAAGATGGAAATGAAATGAAAGATTTGCAAGATACAAAGCAAATCGGCGCTGAAGCAAAGGATATGACTCACGCAGTCAAGATGTTAAACTATGCAAACAAGAACACACTATTGGTACTCATCTCACAGCAAAGAAATCAGTTTGGATCTATGCATGCCTCCCACATACCGACAGGAGGAATGGCAGTCAAGTTCTTCTCTTCCACCGTCATTAAGCTTTGGTCTTCTGAGGCTGAAGCTAATGCTATCAAAGCTGGCATTAAAGTTGGTGACAAGATTATTGAACAAAGGGTTGGCAGACCAGTCAATTGGATTATTGATTACAACAAGCTCGGCCCCCCTAACTTATCTGGACAATACGACTTCTACTATCAAGGAGAATCACTTGGAGTAGATTTAGTTGGAGAGACCCTGGATGTTGCAGAGATGGTTGGAGCAATTGAAAAAGGTGGAGCTTGGTATACTGTTAATGGAGAAAGACTTCAAGGTCGTGCAAAGGCTGTATCCTATCTAAGAGATAATCCAGATGTTGTTAAAAAGCTAATCGAGGATATCAGTGCCAAATCTTAATGAATTTTTAAATAAAGAAGAGCCAAAGGAAATCAATTCTACATTTGAAAACCTTTCTGGTTTAAGGCCATGCTCTAAGTGTGATATTGATGTAGATGGTGGGTTGTGGGATCCTGAAAATTTAATAATGAAGTGGACATGCTCGTCTGGGCATGAGACAGTTCATAGGATTGGATGATATAAAAATGGATAAGCTTATTGTTGCTCCTCAAATTGTTGTCTATAAAAACATTTTTAAAAATTCTCAAGAGCTTATAGAGCTTCTTGAAGTAGACAAAGAAGATTCTATTTTTGATCCATGGAGACAATGGTACCAGCAGGGATTTAGAAAAGATGTAGTCTTTGATTTAAATAAAAAATACACAGACACACAAGAATCCTTGTATCTAAAAGATGTTTGCGATATTGTAAATTTTATAAGAAAAGATTACTTTGATGATTTTGAAAAAGACAAAGGAGTCTGGCCTAGTTTTATTAATAACTGGGAGGACTTAAAAAAGCCACAGGACGTATTCTATCTAGACTATTTTAGGTACGTAAAGGAGCAAAACCATTACTCTGATAAAAATTTACTAATGGAATACCACGTAGACGAGTTCCCAGTAGTGAATGAGGCTAAGACAAGAAGACATGTTTTGACAATTAACTTTTATCTAAACAATGAATATAGCGGTGGAGAGATCTCTGCATATGACTCTATATCAAATAAAAGCTACACGTATAAGCCACAGCCAGGAGATGCAGTTGTAATGCCATCTACAGAGCCTTTCTATCATGCGGTAAAAGGATTTGAGGGCTCCGATAGATACTTCCTAAGATCATTCATAGATTATAGAATGGATTCCGAAGAAGAATGGGTTTCCAAATATAGACTAAGTTATGCTGGCAGAGACAAAGAAGTACAGCAGCATGAAGACGATTATGTTTCAAATGATTTACAGATGATAACAGTTTCCTCTGCAGAAGAAGTTATAGTTGGTGATTGACTTGTCAGAAAGATCAGAAGTTAAAAGAGACGGCGCCAAAGCTCAAAAAAATAGTGGCAGGGGAGACTATCAAAAAGGAGATGCACAGTGGAATCAGTTCCTTGTTGATTATAAAGAGGCTTCAAAATCATTTACTCTTAATAAAGATGTTTGGTCAAAAATATGCACTGACACATTTAAGGTGAATAGAGATATGTATCCAGCGCTAAAGATTATTATAGGAACAGAGCCAAAGGTAAGGCTTGGAATTATAGAGTGGGCAATTTTAGAAGAACTTATTGAGTTTTGGGAGGCAAATAATGTATAAGGTAGAGGGGTACAAAGACAATGAAAGACTGGTATCAGCAAAAATAAGGCCACTTGGACCTAAGCGTGACTGGATGCATTCTATGACATACAATTGCACACCGATAACAGTTGCAAATTCATTAGGTTATGGAATTTATTTTGACGAGGATATTTCTTTTTCTTGGGATGGAGACAGAAAAAACCCAGCGGAAGCAATTTTAGGAAAGCAGTACGTGTGGTCAGGCCGTGGAGAAGGAACAGTTAGCTTTAATACAAACTTAATATTAAGAACCGATCCAGAGGTAAGTATGCTAACCATGCCAGTACCAAATGAATTTATAGACGGCGCAGAAGTTATAACAACAGTTTTATCAACATCAGTATTTACTGGTAGCTTTCCTATTGTGTGGAAACTGCATGAGGCTAACAGGGAGTACTTTGTACCAGCTGGGACAAATGTTGCCTGTGTTCTTCCCATATCTATATCACAGTTTAAAGACTCTAACGTAGAAGTTTTTCCAGGGATCTATCCACCAGATAAAAGAGTTCAAGATAGACAAGAATATTTAGATGTAATTCAAGAGGCTGTTCTAGCTGGAAAGCCGAGACTAAAGATGTATAAAAAAGCTATTGATGAAAAGGGAAATAGTTTAGGTTATCATGAGTCTGATAATGTAAAAATGCATGTTACGTATATGGAGGACAATAAGTGACTATCTTTTTATTAGGATTAATGCTAGGATTTACTATTGGGTATCCGCTTGGATTATTCATTGACAAATTAGATAAAAGGATTAAAGATGGCGGAAGATAAGAACACACTACAATTAATTAGTGATATAACAGAGTTCAATGATCTGCATGAATATATGCAAGATGAGCACCTAGATAAGGCATTGGCTATCGTTGTTAAGCTATTAATGACGCCAGATGTACCTTCAGCAAAGGCCCCAACGCTCATAATGGAACTTCAAGCAATGTCTACCAAGTTTGCAGTGATGTCTTCTGTCTATTCAACTATTGCTAAAGATAAAGCGGGAACAGTAAATAACAATAAGAAGAACGTTTATTATTCAGTAAAGGAGTCCATAGACAAACTTGTAGATGCACTTAAGTATGTCGTTAGGTACAACTCATAAATGGCTAGGGATATTGTAAAGAACCTTAAATTTAAGAAGCATACTGGAAAGTTTTTTGATCCAGAAAAATTTGCATCTTTGCTAGATGAGTCATACCGAAATACAAAAAGAGCAGATGGCGAAATGACAAAGAAATCTTTTAGCCCAAGTTCTCTGGGATACGGACATGGGACTTGTCCAAGATATTGGTATATGGCTTTTTCTGGGGCAGTATTTATTGATGATAATGATGCAGTTGCTGTAGCTAATATGGCACAAGGAACCCAAGCTCACGAAAGACTTCAAAAGCTTATTAAAACAATGCCAGAGTGGAAATCTGAAGAAGAAGAAATTATAAATGAATACCCTCCAATTAGGGGTTTTATAGATTTAATTATGGAGTATGATGGTGAAACTGTCATAGGTGAAATTAAGACGGCAAAACAAGAAGTATGGGATACAAGACAGTCAGAGATGAAGTCATCAGCAAACCATATGCTTCAGCTATTGACATACATGAAGTTGAAGAATGCCAAAGAAGGATTCTTCCTGTATGAAAACAAGAACACTCAAGAGATATTGATTATTCCAATTTCAATGAATGAAAAGAATAAAGCAATTATTGAAGAAGCATTTGCTTGGATGGAGCAAGTTTGGGATAACTTTCAAAACGGAGATCTTCCAGTAAGGCCAGCAGGATCAACCAAGTCTAAGATGCCTTGCACATATTGCCCAGTCAAGAAAGCTTGTTATGACAAATCTGGCCCAGTTGGAACTGTACAGATAGAATTGTATCAGGTGCCTAAAATATGATTTGCTTCAACGAGGGTTGTAAAAAAAATTTTGAAGCAAAGACACACAACCAAAAATATTGCACAGATGAGTGCTGTCGAATTGCTACCAACAAAAGGATCATGGAAAAATACTATGAGAAAAAAGCTATTAAAAAGGGTGCTGTCAGGTTATGCAAAAAATGCAAGTCCCAGCTAAGCAGATACAACTCAGATGATGTTTGCTCATCCTGTATTAAAAAATCAAGTGCTAATCTAAAAAATCTACTGCAAGGGATAGTCGATGAAATTAGCTAGTCTTGTAAAAACTAAGGCTTATAGGGTTCTTGGTATAGATGCATCTACTAACTCTATTGCTTTTTGCTTAATGGAAAACGACATACCATTAAAATGGGGAAAAATAAATTTAGTTGGCGAAGATATATATGAAAAAATTTACGATGCAAAAAATAAAATGGCAATGATGTTAGATGAACTTAAGAGTGATTATATTGCTGTAGAAGGTGCGATACTTGTCAGATCGCCTGATGCTGTGATAAAATTATCTTATGTCTATGGAGTTGTTATTGCTGAGCTTATGTCTACTGGTGCTAAGGTTATTACTATTAGCCCATCCTCGTGGCAGGCGTACATTGGCAACAAGAACCCTACAAAAGATGAGAAGTCTTCAATAAGATTACTTAATCCAGGGTACGCAGATTCATGGTATAAAAATCAATTAAGAAATATGAGGAAGCAAAGAACTGCTGACTACTTTAATAAGAAATACGGTTTAGAAATTGTGGATTTTGATGTTGCAGATAGTTTTGGTATTGCACATTATAGTAACCAGGTGCTTACTAAGCGATGAAGCTTTATCAGAGTAAGGATTGGCTATATAGAAGGTACGTAGTACAAAAGAAAACAGTCACAGAAATAGGTAAAGAGTGCGGAGTCTCTGCTATGACCATACAGAGATATTTACAAGAGTTTGGATTGTTAAGAAAAAAATGAGCGAATACCCAAATAAAGATGGCGGATACCAAGCATGGATAACAGACCTTCAATTAATTGCAACCGATGCACCGTCAGGCCCTAAGATTATAGTGGAGTGCCTTGAAACAGCAGAGATGCTTATAAAGAAAAATATATCTTATGGAAACTCTGCTCTTGATCCAATTCGTATTTTTTCAAAGGCGGATTCAACAGAACAGATTCGTGTTCGTATTGATGATAAATTAAATAGAATTCAAAATGATAAGGCATTTCCAGGAGATAACGATATTGATGATCTAATTGGATATTTAATTCTTCTTAAAATAGCCAATAAGTCTTAGTCAACTAAAACATGGTATAATTTATATTATGACAGAATTAGAGCCAGCAGTGCATTTTGATCGCATGAATAAAGTTGTAGAAGAACTTTTAAAAGGAAATTCAGCAACCCAGATAGCTACACTAACAGGATTCTCTAGAAAAGAGGTTTTGGAATATGTAGACGAATGGAAGTCTGTGGTCCATAATGATATGAATATGCGTGACAGGGCAAGAGAAGCAATATCTGGCGCAGACCAGCACTATGCAATGCTAATTAAAGAAGCGTGGAAGACAGCAGAGGATGCAGATACTCAGGGTCAGTTAAATATAAAAGCAGCATCTCTTAAGCTAATTGCAGATATAGAGACAAAAAGAATAGCAATGCTACAGTCTGTTGGGGTATTGGAAAACTCACAAATAGCCTCACAGATTGCAGAGACAGAAAGAAAGCAAGAGCTACTTGTTGGTATATTAAAAGAAGTGACTGCTGGTTGTCCAAAATGTAAGATGGATGTAGCAAAACGCCTATCTCAGATTACTGGTATCGTTGAGTCGGTTAATATAGATAACGCAGAGGTTATAACTAATGTTCAATAAAGATGGTTTTATAGAAATAGGCGATGAAATATTTGTTTATAAACACTTCATGTCGGATGAAGAGTGCGAATCAATCATGAAAGATATATTTTCTTTGCCAGAGGAAGTGTGGCAAACACCTTTGCTTGCAACTGCAAAAGATTATTTTATAAGCCAAGAGCAGACAGAATCAATAAGGGCAGTTAAAAAAAGAATTGCTTCATTAATGCTAGACGGGTGTTATGCAACTCCTGGTGGAAGGGCATCAAAACTTTTAAAAGGTGCTAGCAGGAGACCACACGCAGACATAGATCAGTTTAAAGAAGTTGAGTGTGAGTCTGAAATATATAAAGAGGGCGATGATTTTGACTTAGCCGATTTAATTACTCATGGAACTATAATTTATTTTAATGATTTTGAAGGCGGGGAAGTCTACTACCCAGAACAAAATGGCCTGCGGTACAAGCCAGAGAAAGGCGACCTTGTTATTCATGGTGCACAAAATAAATGCAAACATGGAGTAGACAAAGTATTAAGCGATGTAAGATATTTTTCGGTAGGACATTTTTTTAAGCATGTTAAAGTTTCTAAGGGGCATAATTTTAGAAAGACACCACTAGAAAATCTCAGGGGGTAGTCAGTGTCGTTTGATTTTTCAGATCTAATTGATATTCTTGATGGTGAAGAGTTTGAAGAAAAGCCAGTAGACCTAAGAACATTTGTAAATGACCCAAATTACCTTGGGCTTCCACCATTATCGGATTATCAGTACACACTCATAGAGAAAAGCTCGCAGATATATAAAGAGTCAACATTAAAAAAATTATTTGGTGAAGAAGAAGGATCAATTAGATTTAAACAAACGGCAAATGAAGTTGTCGCACAGCTAGGAAAAGGATCTGGCAAAGACTACTGTTCAACAATTGCAGTTGCATATATAGTATATTTACTATTGTGCCTAAAAGACCCAGCAACATATTATGGAAAGCCACCTGGCGATTCAATTGATATCATTAATATTGCAATTAACTCACAACAGGCAAGCAACGTATTCTTTAAAGGCTTTAGAAGCCGCATAGATAAGTCTCCATGGTTCATTGGTAAATACTATGCCAAAGCCTCTGAGATACAGTTTCAAAAAGCGATCACAGTACACTCAGGTCACTCAGAAAGAGAAGCGTGGGAAGGTTATAACGTTCTTGTTGTAATCCTAGATGAGATTTCTGGTTTTGCAATTGAAAATACAACTGGTCACGATCAAGCAAAAACTGGTAGCGCAGTCTATGATATGTATAGGGCATCCGTAGACTCAAGATTCCCAGACTTTGGTAAAGTCATATTGCTTTCTTTTCCAAGATTTAAGAACGACTATATTCAGCAAAGATATGATTCTGTCATTGGAGAAAAAGAAACAGTAATTAGAGACCATAAATTTAAGATGTATGAAGAGCTCCCAGACGGAACAGAGGGCAATGAGTTTGAAATACAATGGGAAGAAGATCATATAATCTCTTATAAGATTCCAAAAGTTTATGCAATAAAAAGGCCAACATGGGAGATAAACCCAATAAGAAAGATTGATGATTTTAAAACTGCATTTTATACAAACCCAACAGATGCACTATCCAGATTTGCTTGCATGCCACCAGACGCAGTTGACGCATTCTTTAAGTCAAGAGAAAAGGTAGAGAAAGCTTTCAATGTTGGTCAGATAGCTGTAGATAATTTTGGAAGACTAGAGGAATGGTTCCTCCCAGACCCAGATAAAAAATACTACATACACGTAGACTTAGCTCAAAAGCATGACCATTGTGCAGTAACAATGGCTCATATTAATAAGTGGGTTAATGTAAAAGTCACAGACACCTACTCCCAGCCCGCTCCAATTGTAGAGGTTGATGCAGTTAGATATTGGACCCCAACACCAGATAAATCCGTAGACTTCACAGAAGTTAAAGATTATATTCTTTCTCTTAAAACAAGAGGATTTAATATTGCAATATGCACATTTGATAGATGGAACTCCCACGATATGATGCAGCAGCTAAAGCAATATGGAATTAACACAGAGATTTTGTCGGTTGCAAAAAAACATTATGATGACATGGCAATGGTTGTTGCTGAAGAAAGATTAATTGGTCCCCACATACCGCTACTTATAGATGAGCTATGCCAGCTCAGAATTATGAGAGATAAGGTTGACCACCCTAGAAAAGGCTCTAAAGACTTGGCGGACGCTACTTGTGGCGCTGTATTCAATTCTATCAGCAGAACTAGGTTTGACGGCAATCAAGAAATTAATATTCATACATATGAATCTATGAACTACGACAATGATTTTGGGTCCAAAGATGACCCAGATACAACATCTTATAATATGATTAGGGCACCAAGAATGCCTGAAGATTTAAGAGAAGCAATGGACAGGATGCAAATAATATGAGCGAATATCAGGACAGAGCAAAGGAATGCAAATGTTGTACTAAGCATGTTCCTCTCCCAACCGTTCTAAGAGAGTATAACGGAACAGTGGTATGCCCTACTACTTTTGCCAATGTTCTTGAGTATAAAAGAATATGGGAGTCTTATGGGTCAAGGCCCATGGGATCAATTAGAAAACATTTTTCCGAGTACGTACAGGAACTAGTAGAGGGAAGCCTGAAGCAATGATAAAAATAAAATACTATCTGCTAAAACCTTTTAGATTTTTTAAAAAAAGAAAAAATAGAAAAAAAGATAGGTTTATATACTAATGAAATTAAATTCAGATGACCTTTGGTATGAATCATCTTACCCAATAGAATCACAAATATCTGATTGGTCTGAAGAGTGCAACAAGTACGGGTACAGGACAGGAGAAATTAATTCATGTGCTGATATTGTTTCTCTTGGATGCTCAATGACATTTGGTTTAGGGGTTGAACCTGGTGATGCTTGGCCAGATTTGTTGGCAAAAGATTTAGATATGTCAGTACATAATCTTGCTGGGTGTGGAAAATCTGTAATGTGGAACATAAATAAATTCTTTTCTTATGCAAACAAGTTTGGCAATCCAAAAGTATTGGTCTGCCTATTTCCAGAATTTACAAGAATAGAGGTGTCTTCAAAGACATCTCATATGTACCCAAGATATAACCACTTTCCAAAGCACGATCTCAAAGATGACAAAATAATAAGATACGGTATATGGAATCAAAAAAATAAATTTAATACAGGTAAAGGTGTTTTTATTGCTGAAGACACCATCCCATCTGAACTGTCTTTTGATATATCTGTACAGTATATTAAAATGCTTGAGATGTACTGTAATACAAATAACATTAAATTGTTTTGGGGGACATGGTCAGATTCGGAATCATATTGGCTAGATCAAAATATAGAACTCACCGAGTTTAAAAACTACATTAGCCTAGGAATGAATGATTGGCATTTTGATAAAGATAATGGAATGAAAGAGGTTTATAAAAAAGATTGTCACCTTGATCAGTCAGAGCTTAAAAATTTTTATTACTCTAAAGATGCAAATACTGCACCTACACCACATTTTGGATTGCACAGAAATATCCACATAGCTGAAGATTTTAAAAGGGGGATCTTGTCATGGCAAAAGAAATGAACACCTCGTTCTACCACCCAGACCATCAAGTATATATTTGGAAACATGCAACACAGGGCCTAGTCGGTGGACTACGGGGACCACGTAAAGGTGTTAATTCAAACTCTTCAGGTTTTACTGGAGGGGAGTTTACAGAAGTTGCAGACATTCTTGCTTTAGGATGTTCTTATACTTATGGAGAGGGTGTACCACCAGGATCCAGCTGGCCAAACTTTGTTGCTAAAGAACTTGGGCTTAGCCTGCACAACCTAGCGTCTAGCGGTAAGGGTGTGCCTTTTATAGTAAATTGTTTTTTTGAGTACGTAAAAGAGTTTGGCAATCCAAAGATTGTTTTGTGTCTTTTCCCAGATTTCATAAGAATGGAAATTGCCTCCAGATCTCACCAGATGAGACCACAAAAAGAATATAGAATAAATGGGCCAGTCCCATCCCTTGATCAGGATGAAGAGTTCATGTCATATGGCATATGTCCACAGCCCACTTATGAAGGAAGACCAAAATATTTAAAAACCCCAGTAGTTGCAGAAGAAATAATGCCGCTAGAAACAGCTCAAATGCTTTCGATACAGTATATAAAAATGCTTGAGGCCTATTGCAATACAAACAATATAAAATTGATTTGGACAACATGGCTAGCTGAACAAAACACATGGCTAAATAATAATAAAGATAAAGGATACTTTAACAACTACTTTAATTTTAATGAAAATGAATGGCATCAGAGAGTTGAAGATCTTGGTAAAGATATTCTTTGTAGTAACTTTCATAGAAAAGGGTCAGAGTGTAAAACTGAATTTAAATGCCATGAAGAGCACAGGGACGAACATCCACTTGGTTTTGATATATCTTTAGACGTGAAGATATCTAGAACGGCAACACTTAATGGTCATTCTGGCATTCACAAACATATACACTGGGCAGAATTTTTTGTAAAGGAAATTAATGACTATAATATTGGGAGTTAATGAAACATCTCATGACGCCTCTGTATCTTTAATTAAAGATGGAGAGATACTATTTGCTGGACATGCGGAAAGATATAGCAAGCAAAAAAATGATTGGTACATTAATGATAGTTTAGTTAATGATGCTTTGTCTTATGGGGCACCTGATGCTATTGCCTACTACGAAAAACCCCTCCTAAAGGGCTCTAGGCTATTTTTAAAGGGTGGTTCTGGGGACTGGAAACCAAAGTTCAATATTGATGGAATACCAAGAAAATCATTTAAACATCATTATTCACATGCATGCGCTGGCTACTATACAAGCTCATTTGATGACGCAGTAATTGTAGTCCTTGATGCAATAGGAGAATACAACACATCAACAATATGGGTTGGTGAAGGAGAAAACATAAAGTTAAAATATAAGCAAAACTACCCAGTTAGTTTCGGATTGTTCTACTCAGCATTTACACAACTAATAGGTCTAATGCCAAATCAAGAAGAATATATTATGATGGGAATGGCAGCGTATGGGGACTGGACAAAATATTACAGAAAAGTTGATGCATATTTCCCAAAGTATGATCAACAAAAATATAATTTTCACAAAGGCATTACAGACTGGGGCTGGATCTCGGAGCAAGATAAATTTGATATAGCATCAGCAGCTCAAATGGTATACGAGCAAAGGCTTAATGATTTTATGCGTATGGCGCAACATTTTACTGGCAAGAATAATTTAGTATTTATGGGTGGTTGTGCATTAAATAGCAAAGCCAATACATTGCTATGGAACATATTTAAAGACATATGGATTATGCCAAATCCTGGAGACGCTGGGAGTTCTTTGGGAGCAGCTGCAGCAATGTATGGGAAGCATATAGAATGGAAAGACCCATATCTTGGATATGATCTTGGAGGACAATATCCTTCACAACAAATTGTTGACGCAATATTAAAAGATGGAATAGTTGCAGTTGCATCTGGTAGGGCAGAGTATGGACCAAGAGCTTTAGGAAATAGAAGTATATTGGCAGACCCAAGAGATCCAAACATTAAAAATAAAGTAAATTTAATTAAGCAAAGAGAATTATTTAGGCCATTTGCACCAGTTGTTTTAGAAGAACACGCCAGCAAATGGTTTGATATGAATTTTGCTAGCCCATATATGCAGTATACTGTCAAGTGTTTGAAACAAGATTTAATACCATCGGTTGTACATCATGACGGCACATCAAGAGTTCAAACAATAAACAGAGAACAGCATCGTGGGCTATGGGTAGCGATAAATAAATTTTATTTACAAACAGGCGTACCGATATTATTGAATACAAGCCTTAATATAAAAGGGCAGCCATTGTTAAATGATGAGCAAGACGCTATTGACTGGCAGGCTCATTATGGATATAATATACTAACTGGCGTCAGTAGCTTAGTTGGTTAAAGCCCCGAACTCATAATTCGGTAATCGTAGGTTCGAGTCCTACCTGCCGCACACCTTTGTAGCTCAGCGGAAGAGCAACAGACTTCTAATCTGTAGGTCGCTGGTTCGATCCCAGCCAGGGGTACGATACAAAAAGTATCGCTTATATATAAGGAGAAAAATGAAAACCGTAGGAGATAAACTTGGTAACTTTGCCGTTACTGGAGTTAAACCTGGAGCTTTATCTTATGAAGAAAGCTCATTTGAAGTTCTAACGCAAGACTCTTTTCCAGGCAAATGGAAAATTATTGCGTTTTATCCAAAGGACTTTACCTTTGTTTGTCCGACAGAAATTGTTGCATATGACGCATTAGTCAATGATTTTAATGACAGAGATGCCGTTCTTATGACTGGTTCTGTAGATAATGAATTTTGTAAAATTGCATGGAGAAATGCACATGAAGATTTAAAGAAGACAAACTCATGGTCGTTTGCTGACTCGGCACATCAACTTGCAAATGATCTTGGAGTACATCATCCAAGTGGTGTTGCGTACCGTGCAACATTCATCATTGATCCAGACAATGTTATTCAGCATGTAACATGCAATAATCTTGATGTCGGAAGAAATGCAGATGAAGCATTACGTGTACTAGATGCACTACAGACTGGCGAGCTATGTGCTTGTAACAGACCTTTGGGCGGAGAAACTCTATAATGTCTTGGGTAGATCAACTTAAAGAATCAATTCCAGAGTATGCAAAAGATATTAAGCTCAATCTTGATGCCGTAATAAATAGATCAGAGATAGATCCAGATTATGCTCTTCATATTGCTATAGCATCTGCATTTGCTACTGGGAACTCAAAGCTTTTAGCATTTTTAGTTGGTAACTCAACTAATGAGTTAGAGAGAGATGCAGCACTTGGAGCAGGAGCTATTATGGCTCAAAACAATGTATGGTATCCATACTCAAGAAAATCACATGATGAAGAGTTTAAAAGAGTCAATGGTCAATTGAGAATGAATATCATGGGCACCCATGGAGGAACGACTAAAGCTAAGTTTGAATCCTACGCACTAGCAGCATCAATTATTGGTAAATGTGATTATTGTGTTGCTGGTCATTTTGACGTTCTAAGAAATGAAGGCTACACATACGAACAGTTGCGTGATATCGGAAGAATTGCAGCAACAGTTAATGCCCTAGCAAAAATACTTAGCGCATAAAAAAATCTCCTTGGCATGAGGCTAAACTGCCCAAAAGTTCCTATAGCTCAGCTGGTAGAGCAGCAGACTTTTAATCTGCGGGTCGATGGTTCGATACCATCTGGGGACACATATGATAGAATATAAGTTATGACTAGAAAAATATTAATAATTGGGGATTCTCATTCAGCAAAGCTATCTTTTGGATTAGGTAATTTTTTACAAAAAAATTCGTCAGACGACACAACACAAGACTCTGACCATCAATACCGAACAAAATATATAGATAAGCTTGGTAACAATGTATGGATGGAAGACTCACTTGTAACATATAAAAATAAATCATTGAATTTTTATATATCCTGTCACCCAGGAAGATCTGCATTACATTTTGATTTTGAAAATTTTGCAAGCGGAACTCAAAAAGAAATGTTAAGCGATTGGAATGAAGAAGGCAGAATAATCATGCCATGGTTTGGATATATTGATGTAAGGAATTGGCTACCACAAACTGGTCTAAATAATTATGTAGACGTAGAGAATGTAGTAAGGACCTACATAGATAACGCTACAAGTAAATTTAATAAGGCTAGGGTTATATTTATTGAGCCGATGCCTCAGTTCATATGCATAGTTACCAGCAGGTTCAGATTCAACCACACGGACCCAGCAATAGAGTTTGAAGATAGGCACGAATTTCAGCTCAAATTTGTTTCAGAGCTGCGCAAACAGTGTAATGAAAGAGGCCTAGATAATCCAATAAGTATAGCCGAGATACTTGGGACAGACATGATAGAGACTATAATGCAGCCCAAGACTCCCATAACCTATTTTTTAAATGACCACCTAAAGCCAGAATACTATACTCAAATACTTGAGTATATATACGGCAATGTTAAATAATTTTTTGGTATACTAGGATAGTATTAGCAACTTAACAACAAGATAGGGGAACAAAATGGCAACAAAAGGAAGTTTAGAAGCAATCATCGAGGTTGCAAAAAAAGAAGTTGGGACAATTGAAGGCCCAAAAGATAATGAAACAAAGTATGGGGCATGGATGAAGGTCAACTTCCAACCATGGTGCCAGTCATTTGTTTCTTGGTGTGCAATGACAGCGGGGGTTGCAAAGTTCCCTAAGTCAGCGTCAACAGTTGCAGCATCAGACCAGTTCAAGAAAGAAGGACGTTGGTCAGATGCACGTAATGATGACCCACAAGCTGGAGACTGGATTTATTTTGATTTTCCAGATGATGGTGTTAATAGAATTTCTCATGTTGGTCTTTGTATTAAAAATAATGGTGATGGAACAATTCAAGTTATTGAAGGAAACACTTCAGGAACCGCAAAGGGAGATCAGCGCAACGGCGGAATGTGTGTTGAAAAAACTCGTGGCTATGTAAAAAATAATAAAAAGAAGCTAATCAACGCAGTTGTAGGTTGGGGCCGACCAGTCTATGCTGGGGAAGAAAATACTCCGCTACTTAATAAGGTTAAATAATGTACGAGTATTATGTCAAAAAAGTAGAGGCCGTAGTCGATGGTGACACAATTGATGTACTTATTGACCTAGGCTTTGATATTCTTTTTGCATCACGAGTAAGACTTGCTGGAATAGACACGCCTGAATCAAGAACAAAAGACTTATCAGAAAAGAAATTGGGGCTTGAAGCAAAAGAATATTTAAAGTATAAATTAAAAGATGCCAAGTCTGTAAAAATTAAAACAGAAAAGATGGACTCCTCAGAAAAATACGGAAGGATTCTTGGATGGATATTCATAGACGATCAAACAGTATCAATTAATGATCAGATGATTCAAGACGGATATGCTTGGGGATATCTTGGAGACACCAAAGTAAAAGACTTTGAAGCATTAGCAAAGGCTAGAGCAAAAGCAAAAAAGTAGTTGCAGTCTTAGTCAACCGAATGGTATAATAGTATGGTCACCTGCCAAATGGGGGTGACCATAATACTTGCTTAAAAGGAGAATAAAATGGTAACACAATTTGCTATGGATCTATTCAAGGATCCATTTTTTATTGGCTTCAACAGAGAGTTGGAGCGTTTCAATAGTCTTAGTAAGGTAAACAATACGGCATTCCCGCCATATGATTTGCTAAAGCTAGATGAAGATAACTATCAGCTAACGCTGGCAGTTGCTGGATTCACAAGAGAAGATCTGACTGTGTCAATTGAAGACGGAAGTCTTTGGATCACAGGTGAAATTACAGAGGTAACAGATGCAGAAATTGTCCACAAGGGAATCGCTGCACGTAAGTTCACAAGAATCTTTGAACTAAGTGAATACATGGAAGTTTCTAGTGTAGAGCTAAAGGATGGCATGTTGCATATCCGTGTAGTTAGAAATCTACCAAAAGAAAAACAACCAAAAATTCTAAAAATTAAATAACCGTGAGACCTGGGTATGTCCTAAAACTACCCACTTAACAGAAAGATTAAAGTGATTATTCAAATAATTGGACTTCCAGGTTCTGGTAAAACAGAATTAGCAAAAGCTTTAAAAGAAAGAATTAATGCAATTCATTTAAATGCAGATGAAGTACGTGCAACGGTAAATTCCGACCTTGGTTTTAGTCCAGAAGATAGACTAGAGCAATCAAGACGCATGGGCGAGATGGCACGTTTAATTTCCAAGCAGGGAGTAGCACCAGTCATTGTTGATTTTGTATGCCCAACAGATTTAACTCGTGCAGCATTTGGTAAGCCAGACATTCTGGTATTCATGGACACAATTGCAGAGGGCCGTTTTGAAGACACAAACAAGATGTTTGAACGACCAACAGAGTTTGATGTATCATTTATTAGTCATAACTTAGATGCAGAAGCAAAGGCATCTCACATAATTGATAAGTTTAATCTACATGATTGGTCTGCACCTACAACACTCATGCTGGGTAGGTACCAGCCTTGGCACGAGGGCCATCACGCCCTGTACAAGGAGGCGGGAAAGAGAACTGAACAAGTACTTCTTGGAGTCCGTAATACCTACAACACAAGTGAGAAAGATCCACTTAAGTTTGATCAAGTAAAAGAATATATTGCTAAGGATGAATTTATGGATAGTGCATTAGTATTAAGACTACCTAACATTACCAACATTGTATACGGTAGAGATGTTGGATATAAAATTGAGCAGATAGATTTGGGGGCAGACATTCATGCTATTAGCGCTACGCAAAAACGTAAAGAAATGGGTATCTAAGGTCTGGAACTTCATCACTAAGCCAAACAACATTGAGTGGCCATCATGAATGTAACTAAACAAAGATCAGCACTAAAAGCAATCACTTGGCGTATCATTGGAACGGCAGACACTTTTGTTTTGTCATATTTTATAACACATAAAGCAATAACTGCTGCATCAATTGCAGGGTTTGAAGTACTAACAAAGACAATCCTTTATTACTTCCATGAGCGTGGTTGGAATAAAGTTAGATGGGGAAGAAAAGACTCCTAGCAGCTTCATATAGCTCTACATCCATATAGTTAGCCTCTTTGATTTTATTTATTTCTTCTGAATTTAAAGAGTCATAAAATTCTTTAACCCTATTAGACCTAAAATCGTTTGTATCCTCTAGATTATCAAAATATTGAATATCATTAAAACCTAGATCACTAGCAATTTTTTTCTTTATTTTGTTATATGTATTTATATTAATATCTTTTGAGTCTATCAACATGTCTACTCTGTTAAGTCTTGATAGTATTAGATCTCTATCTAATTCAACATCTTTATGTGGATCAATTTTATTGTTTGTCCACTCTATAAAGCTTCTAGACTGAATATTAGTTACTAAATCAATTCTATTAAAAAAATCCTCTTTATCTAAAATTGCGCTGAAAGAAAGATTGTAGCTTATTATTGCTTCCACTGGATCCCTCAGTGCACATATTATGTATGTGTCATCAGATATCAGATTATTCCAACCATGGTGTGTCCAATTATCTGGAATAACTTCTGGCCAAAGAAAATCTATTTCTTGTGTTTTTGAATACTTAATAAGATCTTTAAGTACGTACTCAAACAAAAACCTCCCATTAGTCCTGCTGACATGCAAATGATAAAATGATTTCATACTATATATTGTAGCATTTCTATATTGACAATGACAGATATATATAGTATATTTATATAATGCCAATTTATGAATATAAATGCTCATACGATGATGCTCACCCAGCAATGTCAACTCATAGATCAATTATGGACGAGGATCCAGGTTACACATGCGTTGAATGTGATTCGGAAATGATAAGAACGTTTACTCCATTTGGTATACAGTTTAAAGGTAACGGCTTTTATAAAACAGATAATCCTAAGTAATTTAAACTAACATTCTGCTATAATTACTAAGTAAGCAAAAATATTGCATTACTTAGGAGATCCCTAGTTGACTAGAAAGATTAAGTATTACTTAACCAGCCTTTTTATAATCGGCTGGCTTTTCCTTTTTGGACCCAGCGTTGCATATGGTGATGAAGCACCAGCACCCGCAGAGCAGGTAGTTGTAAGCCCTGCACAACAAGCGGTTAACACAGCACTTGCTACAGCAACGACAGAAGTTGCACAAGCTG